TAGCAGAAGCATCGTCAAGTGTTATTTCGCAACGCATGAAAGGATCATTCAGCGACTGAAATAAATCAAGTTGTACAACAAGTTCTCCGAGATCAATCACTTGATTCCCAGCAGAAATAAGTTGTAGTGTATTTACTTCTATGTCACCTGCGTGACGATAACCTTGACCAGCCATTATAATCCATTCTTAATAATGTTTTTGACTTCAGCCTCAAGCTGAGGAAGATATTTGGCATCTAAAATATTGATCTTACGTTTCGCATCGTTGATTTCTGTCTCGTAATCATATTGCGTAACCGCTTTACGTTCATTAATATTTAGAGTATTGTAGGTGGTTTCGTCCACAATATAATACTTTTCAGGAGTTACAATACCATCATACGAGATTTCACGCTCTTGGTATATCCAACGATACTCATGAATAGTTGTACTTGCAGAAGCAAGAGAACCATATTTGTTTTTAACATAATCGCTAAACATTGGGTCGAACATTGGCCAGTCCCATAGAGGGTCTTGAATATCATTAAAGTGTAGAACAACCCAAGCCCATTTCGAGTTGCCATAATATTTGTGAGCGATAGTGTCTGGTCGATCACCTGCTTGAATATCATATGAGTGATAAACACCCACAGCTGATTTCACAGAGGATTTTATTTTAAATCTTCTCATGATATTCTGTAGGGCAACAAATTTACCATCACCTTTGAGATCATGTGCAACAAGAGGGAAATAGCTAAAGTAATTTGACATTATCCTGCTCCTCCAGAAACTGCGGCAGGTGAGATACCTTCATTCGTAGATTCTTTTGTAATGATTTTTGTCTCTTGGAATCCTAGTGTTAGTTCAACAGATACTGGTGCACCAGTCTGTTCAAAGAACAGAGGCATGTTTTCACCGTTATAGTTTACGCTAAATGTTTTGAGTACGCTGTTATGTATCTTGTATAGGTATGGAGCAATCTCTGGTGAGAATGTGATCTCAAACTCATCAGGATAGTCAAAGGAAAGAGTACCAGCTTTGTAGTTGGGGTGCATATGAAACTCAAAAGCTTTTACGATGTTATCAATCATAATAGATTCTTCTTGGCTTCTTGCTGTAAACTTATATGAGAACTGATGTTCACGGAAGCCAACCCCTTTGAATAGTACCGCAAGGTGAGGATTGACCGCTGTACCTTCATTCAGAAGAACACCTTGTACAACGTTATCAACACCACCGACAGATAGAGCACCACCGAGTGCACCAGCAACAGCTGTACCAGTCGCAACAGAACCAACTGCTGCGCCGATAGCACCAAGACGAACAGCATCATCACCACTTAGGTTTTGTTTGTCAATTGTATTCAGAGCTGCTGTAAGTTTAGATTGAACAGCCGCACCGATATCTTTAAAGGCTTCGGTGGCTTGTGCACCAGTTATTTTACCAGCCGCCGCTGCTCCTAAGATACCAAGTTCTTGGTTGTCGTAATTAGCATTATATGATGTTTGTAGATTATTGGGAACAGGAAGGGCAATATTGCGAAGCGTAGATTTAGTCGGAACCTGTTGAGTGCGAGATTCAGAAGTTGATTTGTAAACCCTAAATACCATGAAGTGATCACCGTCTAGATCTCTTGGAAAAGATAGACCTTGGTATTTCTTGGCATAAAGAGAGCGAAGTGGGCTGTTAATTAGATTCCCTGCTTGCTTTTTGCTTTGAATGAGCTTGTTGAAATTAGCATTGATGGACAGACCGCCATTGCCAATATCAAAGTTAATCCCTCCGTTTAATACGGAATTAACTTGGTTGCGCATATCTGTAACCTTCGACTGGAAGTTGTCCAACGCTGGAACGTTTACCGAAGCTTTCAGTGATTTGCCTATGTTGAAATTGATAGCCATACCTGTCCTGCTTTTCTTTCAATTTTACAACTATTTATAATGGAAAAATGAGCAAATATTATCAAGGCAGATATAAACCTAGATTCCCTGAAAAATATAAGGGAGATCCGTCAAAAATAACATATCGTTCAAGTTGGGAACTGAACTGTATGACATATTTTGATAAGAATCCAGATATCATTTGGTGGGCTTCCGAAGAACTCGTCATACCATATCGCTCGCCTATAGACGGTAGAAAGCACAGATACTTTGTAGACTTCCTTATCAAAACAAAAAACAAAGAAGTTATCGCTATCGAGGTAAAACCAGAAGCTCAAACGAGAGAACCAAAGCCACAAAAGCGTTTGACGAAGAAATATCTGACAGAGGTTCAGACATGGGGCGTCAATCAAGCAAAGTGGAGAGCAGCCCATGAATATTGCTTAGACCGTGGATGGAAATTTACTGTTGTGACAGAGAAACAATTGTTTGGTAAAAAGCCTAAATAGTAAAAAGTTTTGAGGAAACTATGGCAACAGTATTTGACGATCTATTATTAAAGGGTGTTCGTAGTGGGCAGATTCCTGCACGTTCGCAGGACGCAAGGGATTGGTTTAGAGATAAAGCCAAGACCACACGTGGCGCAACCCCAGAAAAGATTGTAAGAGGAAATAGAGAGGCACTGAAGAATCGACCAGCCATTGGTCGTATGTACCATTTCTATTATGATCCAAAGGGTAAACAAACTCTACCATACTACGATACGTTTCCCCTTATCTTTATGGTTGGTCCAGCAAAGGATGGATTCTATGGTATTAACATGCACTACCTTCCATTGAAGCTACGTGCGTCTCTAATGGACAGCCTATACGATATTACAAACAATCAAAGGTTTGACGAGTCGACCAAACTCAAGCTTTCGTATAAAGTGTTGAACAGCGCAGGAAAGTTTAAAGAGTTCAAGCCAACGTTCAAACACTATTTAAAATCGCATGTAAGATCTCGGTTCATTCAGATTGAACCGTCAGAGTGGGATATCGCACTGTTTCTACCAACAGAGCGTTTTGAGAAAATGGGTAAAAGATCTGTTCACGCTGCTAGTAGGAAATTAATCACATGACCTTCAACGTTCAAAACCTCACAAGCTCACTCGAAAAGTCTGGTGTTGCTAAGTCATCTCATTTTGAGGTTCAGTGTACTGGTCCATCCACACTTCCTGGAATGGAACGTGACATTATGTATCGTGCCGATACCGCTGAGATTCCTGGACGTTCCCTTTCAACGTTTGAACATAAGTTTGGTAACAGTGGACCAATCGCCAAAGTTCCATATGCGCAAGTCTTTACAGATATGACTGTTTCGTTTATTTTGTCAGAGGATTTAAGAGAGAAACAATACTTCGAGATTTGGCAGGAGATGATGTATAATACTGGTGCGTTTGAGACTGGTGCCGCAACAGGTATCAGCAAGTTCAAGCCAAAGTATTATGACTCTTACGCAGGCACAGTTACCATTCGTCAGTTTGGTTCAGCTGGAGAGCTGAGAACTATCGTAACACTTGTTGACGCATATCCACTTATAATCTCTCCTATCTCCACAAACTGGAGTAGTGACGAGATTATGAAGATGAATGTTACCTTTGCTTATCGCTATTACAAGCTTGCGTTTCAGATGCAGGATCAAGCGCATAGAGTTGCTCAAGGTGGTATCTCTATTGGACGCCATGGCGTGAAAGCAAACTTAAACCTTGGAGGTTTGAAACTCGGACTAAATAATGGTAAGTTCGGAGCCGAGTTCAGTCCACCAAAACTACAAACTCCTCTTGGACCAATAGGATTTAGAATTAGACTTTGATGATAGGAGATCATTATGTTACCTAATATTTCGGCACCCAGCTTTTCTACAAAGCTGCCCTCGACTGGACGTGAAATAAAGTATAGACCGTTTCTTGTAAAAGAGGAAAAGGTTTTGCTTATGGCTCTTGAAGGAGGCGACTCCAAAGAAATTATGAACGCTGTATTGAAAGTCGTTAGCTCATGCGTCGAGAGTGAGATTAACGCAGATCAGATTACAACGTTCGATCTTGAATATTTGTTTTTAAAGCTTCGTGGTAAATCTGTAGGTGAGGTTGTTGATCTTACATTGCGCCATGAAGAAGAAACTGATTGTACTGCTCGTACGAAAGTGGGACTGAACCTTGATGAGATTGAGGTTATGGGAACTATATCAGACGGAAAGATTATGATTACTGATGAAGTCGGTGTGAAGATGAGATACCCAAATCTGAACGACATGGATAAGATCCAGAGTGCTGTTGCAGATAATGAGGTTGACTCTACATTCGACGTTATTGCTATGTGCGTTGAGTATATTTTTGATAAAGAAAACGTATATAATGACTTTACTCAAAAAGAACTTCAAGAATGGCTGGAAACATTATCGCAGAA